GACTGCAAGAGAGCAAGGGCTTTGGGTTTGATATAGCAGCAGCAGAAGTACTAGAACAAAAGCTGATTCAATTAAGAGCAAAGCTGCAAGATAAACTGCAAGCTATATTTGAACCTACTGTTAAAAAGATGAAGACTCCAAAGGGATATAGTTTAACTATTGAACACATGGATGGAGTTGAAGTAATCAATGCACCTACCAAAGTAGAACTTAAAAGCATACTCAAGAGTAGAGGCATGGTACAGAACTTAGTTAACAAAGCTAAAGCACTAGATGTAAAGGAAGAGATCATACCGTTCAACCCTGGTAGCAGGAAGCAGATCAAGGAACGCTTTGAAGAACTTGGATATGAGATACCTGTTAGTGAGGATGGAAAGACTATAAAGGTTGATGAACCTACTCTTAAAAAGATAAACCACCCAGCTGCCGAACTTCTGCTCGAATATTTGTTAGTCGTAAAAAGACTAGGAGCATTGGCTGAGGGCGAGAATGGATGGCTTAAGTTAGTTAAAGATAAAAGGATTCACGGACGAGTCAATACAAACGGTGCAGTCACAGGAAGATGTACACATTCCAAACCTAACCTAGCACAAGTACCAGCAGTAAGAGCTGAGTACGGAAAGGAGTGTAGAAGTTTATTCATCCCACTCAATGGTAATGTATTAGTAGGTGTGGATGCTAGTGGGTTAGAGTTAAGAATGCTTGCACACTACCTAGCTAATTGGGATGGAGGTGAGTACACTAAAGCTATCCTTGAAGGAGACATCCACACAGTTAATCAACAAGCTGCTAAGTTAGAGACTAGAGATCAAGCAAAGACTTTTATCTATGGATTCCTTTACGGTGCAGGTGATGCTAAGATAGGACAGATAGTTGGAGGTTCACAAAGAGAAGGTGCAATATTAAAGAAGAAGTTCTTATCTAACTTACCTGCGTTAAAGATACTTAAGCAAAGGATAGAAGAGAAAGTAAGAAGCTCTGCAAGTTTACTTGGATTGGATGGTAGAGAATTACCTGTAAGATCAGAACACGCTGCACTTAATATGTTACTTCAATCTGCTGGTGCTGTGGTCATGAAGGTTGCACTTATAAAGTTACACAACAAGTTACAGACTTTAGGATGGCAACACGGAAGGGAGTATTCATTCGTTGGTAATATCCACGATGAGTTCCAAGCTGAAGTTAAACCTGAACTTGCTGAGACATACGGAGAGTTAGCAATCAAAGCAATCAAAGCAGCAGGTAAAGACTTGAAGCTTAACTGTCCTATGGATGGTGAGTACAAGATTGGTAAGTCATGGGCAGAGACACACTAGATTTCGATTGGCACTTGAAGGTTGCAGAATTGTACGATACAGTTGACCTAAGATTTCCTATGCCATCTTCAAATACCCAACGAATCGGAGCAATAGCTGAGTCTAGGTTCATAACAGAATGTTTAGAGAGAGACTTTGAACCTCACATACCAACAACACCTATGCCTTGGGACTTCATTGTCACTTGTCCAGCAGGTACTTTAAAAGTACAGATCAAAGCTACAACCAAAAAGACATCTACTAATTCCTACGGTGTTAATTGTGGATCAGGCTGTACAAGAAAAGTTACAATGTGTGATACAATAGATGTTGTAGGATGTTATGTTCTACCTGAGAAGACTTGGTGGTTAATACCTAGAGATAATATACATGGACTCACTATAAAGTTAAGTACATTACCTAACAGTAAATCAAAACATAAAAAATACCAAAACAACTGGAGCATATTCTATGAGTAAAACAACAATACTAATTGATGCAGATGTCTTAGCATTTGAATCTTCAATTATAGCACAGGAAAATATACAATGGGAAGAGGAGCTTTGGACTGTTCATGCTGACATGACTGTTGCAAAGGAAAGAGTAATAGGAAGAATAGAACAATTCAAGGACTTGTTAAAAGCTGACGAAGTAGTCCTAGCGTTGAGTGACAGAGCTAACTTCAGAAGGAAACTATTCCCTGACTACAAGTCTAACAGAAGAAAGTCAGTACTACCTATCATCTTAAAGCCTATGAAGGAATGGATGATTAATGAACTTAACGCACAGCTTTGGGCTAACATAGAAGCTGATGATGTATTAAGTATCTTAGCTACTGAGTATCCTAACAGACAAGATAAGAGAATCATAGTTAGTATAGACAAGGACTTCAAAGGAGTACCAGGAATCTTCTATGATTATAACAGACAAGAATACCACCAACCAACAGAGGAAGAAGCTGACAACTTCCATTTAGTACAGACATTGATGGGAGATTCTACAGATGGATTCAGTGGAGTCAAAGGAGTTGGTCCTGTTGCAGCTGAGAGATGGTTAGATGAGAACGGATACACTTGGGAATCTGTTGTTGCTTTGTACGAGAAGAAGGGACAGACAGAACAGGATGCTTTAATCAACGCTTGGATGGCTAGGCTATTAAGAAAAGAACAATATAATAAAAAACAAAAACAAATAACAAAACTATGGACACCAAAGAACTACCAAACAGCGGACAAAAGGAGAATTACGACACAGGTGCACAGCGTGACAGGGCTACTGGACGAGGACGATTCAGCCTTATTCCTCCAATCGCCATTCGATCCCTTGCCAAACGATTTGAAGACGGAGGGAAAATGTACGGAGACAACAACTGGCACAACGGATTCCCATTAAGTAGATTAATAGATAGTATGAGTAGACATCTGTTAGCATTGAGCGAAGGAGATGAATCGGAAGATCACGCAGGTGCTATCCTTTGGAATGCCAGTGCTTTCCTTTGGACAGAAGATATGATAAGAATGGGTAAGTTACCTGATGAACTAGACGATAGGAGTTACACATGATAGCACCAATAAAAGAAGAGAGTGAACCTTTAAAAGCTGATGGATTTGATGAAGCTATTATAGGTGTGGATTATAAACAAGGTAAGTATGTATATGCTATAGAACTTATGTTAGAGAAGTTAATGGAGAATGGCATGGAAATGGAGGAAGCTATAGAATACTTTGACTTCAATATAGGATGTGCTTATGTAGGAGAGATGACACCAATATACATATGGACTAACATAGACCCTGATGAATAACCTAGAAGATCAACTAATGCCTATGATAAGTGAGGCTGTTGTTAAAAGATTAGAAGAATTATTTCCTGACAAATGTCCTGACTTGACGAACTCAGAAAAAGATGTTTGGTTTAAAAGTGGACAAGTGTCTGTAATTAGATTCCTTAGACAAACTTATAACGAACAGCTTCAAGAAAACATTTTAACAAAAGACTGACCATGTGCATGTCATCACCTAACATTCCACCACCACCTCCTCCTCCAGCACCACCGCCTCCTCCGCCTCCTGTTGCTGAAGCACCTAAGACTGTTAGACAAACACAGCCTACCAAGAAAAGAAGAGGAGCACAGGCACAGTTGAAGCGTTCAGCTAGACCTACACTTGGAGGAGCTACAGGCGGTACTGGTGTTTACATGTCTTAACTTTTATTAACTATAACTATATAATACTATGCTTCGCACACTCTCAAAAAAGACTCTGCTATCAGCTGTTAATTCAACAGGGGCTGGCAGTTCATTCTCAGTAGAGCGTTCTAAGGGTTGGACCTTTATTATTGCTTCTTCATCCGTAACTTCAGGAGGTACAGTAGACATCGAAGCCTACATAGGTGGTGCTTGGTATGTAATACATTCTGAAGATGTAACAGCTGACGGTGCTGTAATGATCAGAGATGATCACGGTCACTATGAAAAGATAAGAGCTAATCTATCTGCAAGGACTGACGGTACATACAGCGTTTACGCAACAGGAACTACAGAGTCGTTATAATTTATAATGTCTTTGATATTCACAGATCAGCTAGAGAAACCTAGTGAGATCATACCTCTTCCTAATAACTTGATCCGTCCTGTCTTTGGAGCTTTGTATGGATTCGATAGTACAGATGAAATTGATAACGCTTTACAAACAGAGCAAGGAGAGTTTATGATGACGGAACAAGAAGAGATATTACTATTTGAACCAGTTGTATAATAAAATAATAAAATGGCTAATAAAAAATTTACAGAACTTACCGATCTACCTAGTCCAGCAGGTGCAGATATTCTAGCAATAGTTGACGATGTAGCAGGTACACCAACAACAAAGAAAGTAACAGTTACTAATCTAATGGGACAAGCTCCCATACAAAGTGTTAACTCAGCAACAGGTGCAGTAGTATTAGATGCAGATGACATTAGTGACGCTTCAACCACTAACAAGTTTGTTACAGCTACTGACATTACAAACCTTGGCAACTTGAGCGGTACGAATACAGGAGACCAAGACCTTAGCTCATACCAACTTCAACCATCCGAAGGAGAATTCGTAGATGGAGATAAAACTAAACTAGACTCAGCTTTACAGAGTGTATCTGCTGGAGATTTAACAGATGGCAACTTTAATGGAACTGCAATCTCAGGCTTCGATGCTAGTATAATCAACAAAACAGACGACTACACTTTGTTAGCAAGTGACAATGGAAAAGTCGTAGTTATGAATAAAGCATCAGCAGTAACTGTTACAGTCCCAAGCGGATTAGGTGCTGGGTTTAATTGTTCATTCGTACAGAAAGGTGCGGGTCAAGTTAGCTTTAGTGATAACTCAGGAGCTACTACGATCAACAATAGACAGTCCCACACCAAAATCAATGCTCAGTACGGAGTCGCTAGTTTATTAGCTTATGCCGCTGACACTTTTGTCTTAGCTGGAGACACAGCTTCCTAGGAATGTTCGTTCTTCCTACATTTGGGTTGGGAGTCATAGGTAGTCCTACTGTACCACCTGAGACATTTGATACTGCTACTTTAGTTAATGGAGGTAATGGTGCTGGTAATTCAAATACTTTAACTTTAACCATCCAACCATCATCAGCAATAGCGGCTAGTGAAACAATCACATTGGCTGGACTTACAGGATCGCAGACATCTGATAGTGGATCATTAACAATCGGAGGTGCTGGTGCGGCAATCTTTGGATCAAGTGCAGATTGGACTCAGTCATCAGGTACATTAGTTCTTACTGTCGCTGGCGGTCAAAGCGTACCAACAGGTTCAAATACTGTAATTACATTTACCCTAACTAATCCAGCTACAACGAATGCTGGAGTCACAGGAATTACATTAGCATCTAGCGGATTCACAACTGCTAATATTAGCGGAACATTCTTGGATGCAGTAACTCTATTCAATGTTACAACTAGAGATACTGAAGCTAATATTACTTCAAGCACACCTACCAATCCGAGTGGAGAGGTTAACATCGCTTTTGGTGAAGATACTAATGACTTTTACATATATAACGGAAGTGCTTGGTTCATTTATAACAACGACACTAACTTTAATGACTCTTTAACATTCCCAACCATCGAAGTATTTGACAACGAGTCAGACTTTATCACCGACACAGGAGCAGACAACTACACAATCGTCCACGCAAAAGATACCGATAAGTTATATGTGTGGGACGGTAGTGCTTGGTATTTATATAACAACGATTAAGATTTAACATGAGTACATTAACAAGTTACACATCAGGAACAAGACCATCAGCCAGTGGAAACACAGGTCTTTGCATCTTCAGGTCGGATACAAGAGCTATCGAAGTATCAGACGGTACTGATTGGCAGACTTATAATAGTGATGGGGAAGGTTATCCAACGAACAGTTATAGTGCTTCATTTGATGGTAGTAGTGATTATATTACAGGAACTGTTAGTGGGTTAAATACTTTATCTGCCTTTAGTACATCATGTTGGTTCAGATATCAAGGAAGCCTTGGAGGTGCTACGCACATTGCTTTAAGTGGTGCTGGTACTTGGTATGCGTGGTTAAGAAACACAACGACTATCCAATATGCTACCCAAGGAACTAATGTTAAAGACTTTACTATTAGCACAATAAATGACAGCACATGGTATCACTTAGCTACAGTACATGACGGCACAAGTGCTACATTGTATCTAAACGGTAGTAGCTTAGGCACACAAACTGTTAATTCAGTTCCTTCAACAGCAGGTAATTCATTTAACATCGGTAGGTTTACAACAGGTTCTTACTATTGGAACGGATACCTAGATGAAGTAGCTTTATTCAATAGAGCTTTAACATCTTCAGAAGTTTCTAATATCTATAGCAATAAAACTTATCTTAATGTTACAGCTTTTTACCGCTTAGAGAATGATGCAACTGATGAAACAGGTAACTACGATTTAACTAACAACGGTGCTACTTTTGTAACATCTACTAAACCTTATTAATTATGAGCAGAACATATGTAATCGTTGATTCTTCTGAAGCTGTTAACTTCAACTTCGCTCAACTCGTTGACATTGATGAATCGTACAGCAGAAAGAGTTTAGACGGTTCAAAGATACTTGCTAGGTACGAAGGTGAGCAACCATCTTTTTTAAACGGAAAACAAGAATATACCCACTCAGAAATTCTAGCAATCCTAGCTACAGAAGAGTGGACAAGTGACGAACTTATTTAATAGCTATGCCTACTACAATTCCAACAACAATCTCATCAGCTCGTCCAGGTAGTCCCTCGACAGGTGATGCTTACTTTGAAACTGATACGAATAATTACATCATTTACGATGGTGCTAACTGGCGGTCTTATAACTCTGACGGCATAAGTATTCCACCTATTGCGAATACATATAGTTTAGATTTTGACGGATCAAACGACAGCATTAATGCGACACTAAGTTCACAGGTTTTCAATGGTGATTTCACATTGTCAATGTGGTTCAAAGCAGACACGAACCCATCTTTTGCGACTGTCTTTCAATTAGGTTCAGCTTCTAATTATTCTGATGGTTTTAGAGTTTATAGGTATTCGGCAACTCACCTAGCTTTTTGGAAAGGACAAGGGGGCTTCAGTAATATATCGGGGAACTTCGGATCAACATCGACAGGAACATGGTACAACTTAGCTTTCACTAGAAGTGGCTCAAGTTTTACAGCTTATATAAATGGAAGTTCCGAAGCGACAGGAACAGACTCACAAGCCTATACATCGACTGCGATTAATGCTTCATTCAGTACTTATCCTTTTGATGGTAAAATAGATGAGTTAGCAGTTTGGGACTCAGCTCTGACAGGAGGTGAAATTTCAACGATCCACAATGGTGGCGAACCTATTGATTTATCGAGTGACGCAGGTCCTTACTCATCATCAGCTGATTTACAAGGATGGTGGAGAATGGGTGATGATAACTCAGGCACAGGTAATGTCGCAGATTCAAGCAGTAATTCAAACACAGCTACTGTCAACGGAGCTACTTATGTTTCGGGTACAGGAGACACACCGTAGAATATTATTATGAGAAAATATGTTATAGCAAATTCTAGTGAAGCGTCAGGCTTTGACTTTAGCCAACTTGTTGATATTGACGAATCTTACAGTCGAAAAAGTTTAGATGGTAATTTAATATTAGCTCGATACGAAGACGGACAACCATCATTTCTGTGGGGTAAGACTGAATATACCAATTCTGAGATACTTGATATTTTAGCCACAGACGAGTGGACTTCTGACGAAGAAATCTAATATGCACGAGACAGCTCAGGGGCTATACAGTAGCTTGGAGAACCAAAGGTGGTCTTTCTTGGATCGAGGTAGAACCTCATCTGAGTTGACTATTCCTTACATTATGCCGCCTGATGGTCATAGTCACGCTACTAAGTACTACACACCATATCAAGGAGTAGGAGCTAGAGGAGTTAACAACCTAGCATCTAAATTACTCTTAGCTTTGTTACCACCTAACGCACCTTTCTTTCGTCTTGTTATTGACAGGTATGAATTAGATAAAGCAAAGCAGGAGCTAGGACCAGAGGGAGGAGAGCAGTTACGATCTGACTTAGAGAAAGCATTAGCAGATGTAGAAAGAAGTGTATCTCAAGAAGTAGAAGTAGAAGCATTTAGAGTAGGAGTTTTTGAAGCTTTAAAGAATTTATTAGTAACAGGAAATACATTGTTATACTTACCTGATGATGGTGGTATGAGAGTATTCAGACTGGATCGTTATGTAGTAAAAAGAGACCCAATGGGGAATGTAACACACATAGCTATCAAAGAAACTGTTGCTCCAATGATGTTACCTGAGTCTGTAAGAGAAGAGGTATATCGTCAAGAGAAAGAAAACAGCTGTGATCTTTATACTTCTGTTGTAAGAGAAGGCAATGAATTTGTAGTACAACAGGATGTAAAAGGAATTGTAATAGAAGAATCCAGAGGTAGATACCCAATAGAAAAGACTCCATTCCTACCTCTTAGATATACAAGAATAGATGGTGAGGACTACGGTAGAGGATTTGTAGAGGAGTACATTGGAGACTTGAAGTCTTTGGAAGCTCTTACTAAAGCTATAGTAGAGGGTAGTGCAGCAGCAGCTAAGGTGTTGTTCATGGTCAATCCTAACGGTACTACTAGGGCTAAGACATTATCTGAATCTCCTAACGGTGCTATTGTACAGGGTTCTGACGGAGATGTATCTGTTCTACAACTTAACAAGTTCAATGACTTCAGGACTGCACAGTCAGTAATGAATGGAATAAGTGATAGATTGTCACAAGCATTCCTGTTGAACAGTGGAGTAGTAAGAGATGCAGAAAGAGTAACAGCAGAGGAGATAAGGATGTTATCCCAGGAGCTGGAAGCTGCACTAGGTGGACTTTATTCTTTGTTATCTCAAGAGTTTCAAATGCCTGTAGTAACAAGGTTAATGGCTAGGATGGCTAAGGAAAATAGATTACCTAAGCTACCTAAAGACATTGTTAAACCTACTATTGTTACTGGTGTTGAAGCATTAGGACGAGGTAATGACTTACAAAAACTTGATCTATTCCTTGCAGGTGCTAATCAGATAGTTGGTCCACAAGCAGTTGCTGAATATGTTAATGTATCTGACTACTTCAAAAGAAGAGCTACTGCATTAGGCATAGAGACTGAAGGATTAATCAAGACAGAAGAAGAAATTCAACAAGCTATGCAGATGGCACAACAACAAGAGATGATGATGAAGTTGGGTCAACCTGCTGTAGCACCTGCTATCAATGCTGCACAAGAGCAGTACATGAGTAGTCAACAACAACCACAAGAAGAGTAAAGAGAGATATGGCTGAATTACACCGAGTAGAGATAAATGAGAAAGCACCACAGGAGATTGACCCTGAGTCAGAGGAGACTGTTGAATCAGTACCTGAAGAACAAACGCAACAGGATAGACCTGATTGGTTACCTGAAAAGTTTAAGAGTGCTGAGGATATGGCTAATGCCTATAGTGAACTTGAAAAGAAATTGGGAGCAGGGGCTGAACAAGAAGAACAAGAAGAAGAACAACAACCAGAAGAAGAGCAAAGCGATGAACAACAAGAGGACACAGATACAGAAAACACGGATACTAATACTGTTATTGCTGAAGCTAGTAAAGAGTTCTTTGAGAATGACGGTGTTATATCTGAAGAGACCTATAAGAATCTTGCTGAAGTTGGGTTACCGAAGGAGTTAGTAGATAGCTACGCTGCTGGTCAACAAGCATTGATGGAAAGTGAAGAAGGAAGCATCAAGGCTGTAGCAGATGGGAATTGGGATCAAATGGCAGAATGGGCATCTAACAACCTCTCACCTGAAGAGATAAATACTTTTGATGATATAGTACAGAACGGAACAGTTGACCAAGCAAAGCTTGCAGCTAAAGGACTGTACGCACAATACAAGGCAGAGAATGGAGTTACACCTAGACTGACACAAGGTTCAGTTACTGGTTCAGCTACTATGCCTTTCAAGTCTAATCAGGAACTTGCTAGAGCAATGTCTGATCCTCGATATAAAAGTGGTGACAAAGCTTATCACGAAGAGATTGACAGACGCATCGCAGTAAGTAACAATTACCTTTAATATTAGTTTTGCTCGTAGAAAAGCCTTGGACTCCACTTATTTTTCTCCCAGTTTTTTGGTTGCTGGTTTTTTTAGGTGGATGTTCCAAGGCTACTTTCTACCCACTAGCTGGTAGTGTAGGCGGTGCAACTGTAGGTGCTTTAGGTGGTCCTGGTCCTGCCGCTGGCGGTGCTGCTCTAGGATGGGGAGTAGGAAAAGGAGCACAGTTAATGGAGGAAAACCAAGGACTAGCTAATAAGGCTAAGGCTTTAT